TCATATTCAACAACATCATCCATGTTGAAAGCAACCTCTTCGCCTTCACGAACCCATTTTTGGCCTTTGTTCAAAGATGTCTTTCCTGCCTTATTCATCACAAGAAGAATCCAGTCAAGAGGACGGCTAGTAGAGAAACCAGTAGCAGCAAGACGTAGTTGAGCGTCAAACTGGTTACGCATAATGAAACCAAAAGTTGTTAACGCGTATGGCCTCCAAAGATTGTTTTGCATCCATTCAACAGTCGCAAGAGGTGCTGTAACCACTTTCTTAGAACCTAAACGGAAAAATGGATTGTTGATAGGCGAATACATTGTTGTCATACGACGCATCTGCTTAGGATCAGGAAGAACCTGAACATTGTTCAGTAGGTCAACAAGAGCAGCAGGGCCATGCAAAACAATTTCTGACTCATCAAGATTGTTGATGATGTCGTCAATTTCTGTTGGTGTCATACCAGGAAGAATTCTTGTTTTAGTGAAATACTTTTTGATGTCATAAACTTCATCTGGTGTCATTGATGACAAAAGATATTTAACGAAACCACCATCGTTTACTTCACCAGTAGCGTCAAGAGCGAACTGACGCATTGCATTGATGTTTCTTTGGTATGTAGAAACGATTGTTTCTACCGCATCGTCAGCCCACCCAGCTTTCTTTAGAGCTAAAGAAACAATTCCGCTTGCTCCTGTTTCAACATCTCCCATAAACATACGGAAAAGTTGGTCAACGTCTACCTTTGTTCCATCGGCTCCATAGGCATCAAAGGCTTTTCTCATAAGATCAGCACCTTCGCCAGTAGAGGTGTCGATATTCATTGTTCGAAGCCAGTTAGTGATGTTCTTTAAAGCATCGGTTTTGTCCTGCGGAGTTCCATTAACAAGCATTAACTCTTTAGGCGCGCCAGAAAGCCAACGAGAATTACGGAGAACTTTGTTTCCCGGGATACGGGTACGTTGCAAAGTCAAAGGTATTTGAGTTGCGTTAGTAGCAAAAGGTACTACTCCGGTAACTGTTTCATCACTTAAACGGATTGCTTGTTCAGCAATAATTCCGCGCACAGAATCAACATCATCTGCTTGTGCTAAACGACGAGCCTGTTCAGGAGTGATTTTCCAGTTAAAACCTTCCATGATTTCAAGTTCGTCAGTTTCACCAACAACACGATTAACCAGTCTTCGGCCACTACCCGAATTGTCAAGCCAATTAAAAAACTTTGAGTTGTCAATTGCGTGTTCTTCGGCGGTACTTAACAATCCAGCTGCACCATTAGCAAGTTTTCGAGCAGCACTAATTTCATCTGCTGTTTCAAGACCCGAAATTGCAAGACGAGCTTCTCTAGCTGCTTTTGCTTTTTTGCCTATGAAGTTAATTGGGTCTGCTTTCCAAGCAATTGCAGCATCAAGTGTTCCGGATAGGAATGTGTATGGGAGAGAACCAGCGGTAAAAACTCCATCTGCGGCTCCACGGCCTACAGTCCATGTGCTTCCGTTTACTGTTCCACGGAAACGACGTGCTGCTGCGGCGCGTGATTCTTCAGCTTCTCCACCCAAGAAATATCCACTACCTACATCATCTCCACCAGCCAAAGCACCGAGTGAGGTTGAAGCTACAAAGTCTTTTGCAGCAGCACCAAAAGTTCCTTGAGTAAATGAACTTACAAGTTCAACGCCATCTTCGTTGTTTGGGGCAAAAAGAGAAGCTGTGTTTTGAACAACTTCAGCACCAGTAGTAGAAGCTGCGCTTACAAGTCGGCTTGTTTCTTTAACACCCGGAATACGACCAACGGTGTTTGATCCAACCCATTTAACACCATTCCAAATGTTGCTACCGAAAGTTTTCCATCCACTTTGGTTTTTTTGTTCTGCTGCTTTTGCTCTTTGCTGTGCTTCTGCCGCATATTTAGCAGCGGCAGTTTTACCTGCTTGCTGAGCGGCCAAAGCGATTGTCCCAGAATCAGCATTTGACTCTGCAAGAGAAAGAGCTACACCGGCAGGGAGGAATGGATACTCTCGATAAATAATTGAAAGATTGTCCGAAACCATCTTGTCACTAGGTTTAGTAACACGCTTCTGTCGTGCTTCTACATCCGTTAAAAGGCGAAGTTCATCGCGAGCATCAATCCAAGTCATTAGTAACCGTCTACTGCGAAAGAATCAATTAAGTCAGCCAAATCATCATTAGGGAAAGATTGATAAATCTGTTGAAGCCTGTCAAGGACAGGATCAACTGTGCGGATTGGTTGGTTAACGCCGGCTTGCATAGCACCAGGACCATCACCAAAATCAACACCAGCAGTAACAGGTTCTTGCGGGCGTTCTGTTGGACGACCGAAAGCACCAAGACCACCCGGTGCTACCTGTGGGCGAACATCCGATGGTGAAGCACCCATAGGCATAGCTTTCTGAGCGTTACGTTGCTCAGTTGCTTTCCCGTAGGTTTGGCCAGTAGCCGTCTGTACAGCAACCTTTGGATTCATTGCGTTGTTCAAATCAGTTCTATTTGGATATGCCATTACTGTCCTCCAAGTTGAGCAAGAAGTGCTTCAATACCGCCACCACCAGCTTGAGGTGGGGCAGGTTGTTCAGCACCCATACCTGGCTGTGCCAAACCTGGCATCATCTCAGGTGTCATCCCGCCCATTTGCTCAGGTGGCGGGGCAGGAGTTGCTTGTCGTTCTTGTGCGCGCTTTTGTGTACGAGCAACAGCATCATAAATAGGTGCGTTTTCAACAAGAACAAGTTTTGTCAAATAAGCAAGGTCGTCAGGCTGGTAAGGGCCGTTCGGGTCTGCAGCTTGCTGTTGGATAGAAGACAACAATGCTGCTTCCATAGATTCAGCCACAATACGGTCACGCTCAAGTTCAGGATCAGCTACAAGAGGGTCTGCTTCACGGGCTGACTCTTTAGAAATAAGCCCCGCACCAAGACGCTGACCCAAAGCAACAATCAAACTGTTCACATCAGAACCCGATGCGGAGTAGGACACATTGTGATAGTCAGATTCCCACAGTTTGTTTGGTGTGTAGTCGGTCATTCCACCCTTACGACCGGTGATGTAGAAAGACTTTGGAGTGTTACCCCAATAAGCCTTCTCGATAGCAATAGCAATCTTGTCTTCTTCCATGATGGACTGTTCAAAGATTGACTGTGCTTCTTGAATACGGAAGTCAATAGTGGACGAAAGAATGTTTTCGCCTCGACGGCCAGTACGGATGTTGCTACCCGACTCTCCACCAAACTCTGCTGGGATAGCACCCTCAAGACGCTCTTGGCGTTCAAGACGGTCAATCGCAACATCTGTTTTGTATCCAGGGTTGGTTTGAAGCTGGGTGATATCTCCACCCTTGACCACACCGAGAAGACCCATCTTGCCGTCAGCAATTTGGATAATCTGTGGGTTTTCACCGGGACGAGCAACAAGGTACTCGTCAGGGAAGATGCCACGCTCAATAGCGATTTCAGTCAAGGCTTGAAGGCGCGCACGGGTGTAGTACATACCGATTGAACCATCAAACTGGCCACGCTGCTTATCAAGGTTGATGCGTTGTGGGATAACAGCCAACGGACGACCAGTACGGTTACGGATTCGCTCCAACAGCACCGGTGCAAAGTTCTTTAACTTCACACCCTCAGTATCAGATGGGGCAAGAATGACCACGATTTCGTCGGCACACACATACTCCAACATCGTGACCTTTTCGTCCCAGTTCTCGTAAGACAAACCAGGAATCACATCACCGTATGTGTCAACAACCCATTTGTAGGTTTTGGAGTACGAAAAGATGACGTTCATTGGGACTGGATCGTCTGGGTCTTCCAATGGGGATGGGAAAGTGTCGAGCGGGTTGCGAACGTGCCACTTTGGGGTGTTTGTACGGAAGTCAGGCTTGATCATTACTGGGGCAGACGAGTAAGCCAGCAGGTGTCGTGCGCGACGGCGTTGTTTTGATGGCATACGGTTGGAATCCCAAATAGAAAGCATCGCTCTCTTGCGGGTACGGGCTAGTTCCTTGGCTCGTTCTTGACCTTCACGCAACGGAGGGAAGTAAGGGACAGGCATTGTTGACGCAATACGCATAGACATCTGCTCAAGACCGACAGAAACAAGGTTCGCAACGGAAGACTTGGCGTTCTTGTCCAGTTCGTTCAATGGCAAGATGATGTCGCCGTTGACAAGTTCTTGAACCTGGCGCATTTGACGCATAAGTGGCCCTTGTGCTTCGCGTCGAATTTTATACAAATTCACAATCTCGTCAGCTGTGATCATTTAACGCTCCGAAGTTCAACATGGTTCATGAGATATTACACATTTTTAGTTGAGCCATGAAGGCCTCCATTGTCGAGGAGGTGCTTGAGGTGATAAAAGTTGTGGCATATGTAGTTCTGCAAACCAATGAGCCATCACCGTGTCTGTTCCGTGCTTTTTGTCTCTAGTCCATGCACACATTTCGTCTACGAGCGCAAGTGTCTTCCAGTTTCCACGCATAGATGGCAATCGGACTGATCCTGAACGCCACAACGGTGGCAACAAAGCTTCAACACCGAGTGATTCGTCAAGTTTGTTACGTGATGTGGTGTGAGGTACAACGTTTACTTCGTTGAATGCTTGCCAACGGCGCACAAAGTCGTGTGCAAGAAGGAATCTTTGCGCAGCGTTGATTTCTACAATCCAATGGCTAATCGGATATCCCATTCTTTCTGATCGTTCTTGCCATTCTTCCATGACACCGGAGTATTCGCTGGTAGCCACGTTAAATCCCAGTAGTTCTTCAGCGTTCAACTTTCGTCGTTCGATGTCTACGAGGTAGCGAAGGTTGGTTTCAGGCTGGTAAATCCACCACTCAATAGCCCAAAACTGGGTTGGGGACGGGTCAACTGACGCTACTGAGATATACGGATGGCTTAAACCTTCGGGGATGTAGCCCGGCATACGATCATTGTCAATACAACCTGGGTATAGAACCCCATCGTTTCCTAATCCACCGGTAGCCCACACCCGCTCAATGAGGGTGTTGGACATATCAATGTCTTCTTGTTGGTAGACAACCCTGAATTTGTTCGGCGTGGAGTGCTTAATAAACGATAGGTCTTGCCAAGATAGACGGTACGGATCTAGCAGGGGACCATCTGGCCAAGGTAAAGAAAATTTTTTCCTAGAGGTAGGGCCTGTGTCTAGTTCTTCGTAGTAGGCCTTATAGGAGAGGTGTTTGTACTTCTTGATTCGTACGGGTTCTTTGAGGTCTGATTTGTCTTGGACATCCGTGCCGTCATAGTCTTCGTCTGTGTCTTCAAAGGTTTCTTTGGATAGGCAGTAGGCGTAGAGGTCGCCTGATCCAAGTCGCTGTCCGATTACTGCGATGAGGCCGCCCGGATCAACACGGGCTTCAGCCATTGAGTCCCAGCGTTCTAGGAGTCTGTCTCGGGCTGTTGATTCTTTGGCGTTTTCGGGGGAGGCTACGTCGTCGAAGAGGACTAGGTCGGCGCGGTGTCCGATGAATTCTGAGTCGAATCCGTATGCGCGGACGGTGGGTTCTTTGTTGTCTAGTCCTGATTGGGTTTGTTGTTCGACGATGAATTCTTCTGCGCGCCATAGTGCGCCTTTGTCGGTGGGTCTGAATCGTCCGTAGTCGATGGCGAGGCATCCTTCGGCGTTCATGGCTAGGCCTTTGCGGACTAGTTCAGGATCAGGTTCAATGGGGACTGGGCGTTCAAGGGTTTCTCGGATTCGCCGGCTGTACATCTTTGCCAGGTTGAGAGAGATTGAGCCGTAGAGGATACGGATTCCTCGGTTGCGGATGATGCACCAAACAGCTACGTCGTGGAACAGGGTTGACTTACCAGCACCGGGAGCGACGTTTACTACTAGGTGTTCTTTGTCTTCTGATTCCAAGTATTGAACGATTTTGTAGGCGGCATCTACCTGCCAGGGTGATGGGACGCGACCTAAATAGTATTTGCGGAAGAAGTCAAAGTCGACCATTCCTCTTTTGGCTTCTTCGCATAAACGATCGTCGGGGATTACCGGGGGAAGGTTTGATGCTTCGAGGAGGTCTTGTTGGAGTTGTTTTCTAGCACCACCTGATTGGGCAGATGCTGTGATTTTCTCTTCTAGCTGGGCCAAACTGTTAGAAGCCATCGCTGCTTTTTGTTTGGCTTCCCATTTTGAGGCGGTGTTTTTGTGGATGCCGGCGACACGTGCAGCGTCAGCTAAGGACATTCCTGAGTTGCGCGCCTGCCAAAATAAGGCTACGTCCCTTGCGGGTACTACCCGTTTTGTTCCCAAAATTTACTTCTTCTTTGTGACCTTAGAAGACTTTGATTTCATTTCAGTAGAAATACGCTTATACGCTTCTTTGTCTGGGGTACTTTTCATCAGACCTTTCATGCCTGCGCTTTTACCAGATAGAAACTTCATCTTCGGGCTGTTTGCTTCAAGATAATCATAAATAGGCTTCTGACCCTTGAAAGAACCTGTTTCTTTTGAATACTTCATAGGGTCAACACCCTTTGATTCAAGAGTCTTCTTTGCTGCGTTCCATGACGCATCGCCTTTTTTCCAGTAAAGAGGTGCAGTAGAAGCACCCATACCTGAACGACCTGAAGCATCGGTGCGGCTCTTTGCCTTCTTGTCCATCATGTCTTTCTCGGCTGCGTTAGCAGAACGAGGTGCTGATTTCTTCTTTGCGGCCATGATTATTCTCCAGGCTTCAATCCAGGATCGCCGGCCCACTTCTTGCCTTTGATCTTCTTACGAGCGGCGCGTTCAGCGGCACTAATCACAGCACCAGTAGCCAACAAAGGGTTGGTAGCGATAACAAGCTTCCCGGCAGGACTCGAATAGAAATCCTTATACTTCTTCGGCTTGGAAGCACCCATACCTGAACGACCCTGAGCGTCAGTACGTGCCATCTTCTTTTTGTCTGCTTCTTCCTTCATACGGAACTGAGCCGCAGATGCGGGAGCTTTCTTTGCGGCCATGACTACTTCTTCTTCTTATTTAATTTCATAAAACCAGGACCAAAATAGATTTCGTTGATATTGCCACGTGCCGTAAAGCTGGAGGCAAACCCTTGTGAATCTTTAGGCAATTTCTTGTTTTCTTTTGCTAAAGCTTTTAAGTCTTTTTTCATCACACCAGACTTTGTTTCACCCATGCCACTATTGCCATAGCGATCAGTTCTGTTTTTTGCACTTGCTGCAAGATTCTTCTTTTGCGATGGAGTTAACTTGCTGGAATCAGCAGTACCTGTCTTCTTTGATGTTGCCATTTTCTTAGCAGGAGCTTTCTTAGCAGGCATATCATTTTCCTTTGCTAGTGCGGGATGCGGCCATGTTATCAACAAGATTTGGGTAAGGTCGCCCAGCCTTCTTCGCACGTGCCTTCGCAGAAGCTTTCTGCTTATCAGTCAACGGAGTCGACTTCTTCTTCGGATTCGGTTTATCCCACACTTCTTTTTTCTTCATAACAAAAACACTACAACACCTGCTACACTCACCAACGCAAACGATCAAGACCTCCACGCTGGGAAGCGTCAAGGCAAGCATGGCTGTATACCGGTTGCAAGGTACGGGGCAATTCACACCAGGGAACTGGGGTAGATGAACCCTGCAATCAAGTCCGCGACGAGACATACAACGACCCCTATTGCGTCAGAGGTTCAAGCAGCGAGATCAACGTCAACTGATCAACAACATCACGGTGTCGGCTAAAAGAACTAGCTAACGGCCACCGCAACCCCTCAAAAGGTTGAAAGCGTGGGGGGAAGCAAACACCCGTCTAACCCCCGCCAAACCCTCTCACTACCGCCCCTCACGTTGTTCGGGTTGGTCACACATCGACACACCAACCCGGCACACAACATCCTGTCTCACAAAATACCAAAAGAGTGACACCGTACAAACAACGTAATATATATACCCCTCGGGGGGTAGAGAGGCAGACCCCCAGTTGTTGGTGTGCTGCGAGCCAACGTGTTGGCGATGCAGGCCACAAGCGGATGCGAACGAAGTTTGCAGTAGCGCGTGAGTGTTTTTATGGGGGAGGTCGTGACAAAAGAGGGGGGTGCGGTCGGCAACCGGCTTTACAACCAGCCACTAGTAAAACTTTGCGGGGTGCTAGGTGTACCGCCTAGATAGTCCTGGTGCATTGTGTGGTGTGGTCGAGCGGGAGCGAGGCAACGCAAGCTTGCTTGCTGATGCCTTGCCCGAACGTAGTGAGGGTGAGGTTGAGGGACGGGCACGAAGTGCCGGACCGTGCGTGCCGAAGGCACGCGAAAATTTTTTTGGGGTGTTTGCAATAGTTAGCGGACATGGAAAACCCCGCAAGCGGTGAGGCCTGCGGGGCTTTCGGGGTGTGTGTGGTGACTATTTGTAATGTTTGCGGAGAATATAGAACGCTAGAAGAACGCTAAACACGACTCCAACGGTCACTCCATCTATGAACCCTGCAGGGTTGGCGGTGCAGCTTTGGACTAGTTGACTTAGCACGGGCAGTCCCTCGCATAATCTCCACAGTTAGAGCATCGTCCGTCTTCATTCATCGCGGGAGTTGCTTCTATCCATTCTTCACAATAGGGACACTTACCGATCACTTCGTTAGGGTCATCGGTTAGATATGTCTCTTCGCAATTGTTGCACTCTGCTTGATAACTCATGATTTCGATTCCTCAAACGTTGGCATAATTGATGCCATGAAACACTCGGACGGTGTTGGATGTGTCCATGTTTTTAGTTCTTCTGACCATCGCACGATTGCTAGGCAGTCGGTGCAAGGTTGCTGATCGTAATCGTTCACTTGTTCATCCCTTTCTTGAGAGTTTCGGCGTGTTGAATCATTGGGTGGTTTTTGTCCATCGTGTGTTTTCTTCTCAGGATCACGACGCTTTCCGGCGGGGTTGTCCATCGTGAATCTGACTCGTCACCATCCACAACTTTCAACCCTCCCCAAGTTTCGGGGATTGGTCGCATCGTTCCAAGTGTTGAAACTTTGCCTGATCTAATAGAAACGACAACTGCAAGAGGTCGCCCAAGATTCGCAGCCTTCTCAATTTCTGCGGGTGTTGTGTTTTCGCTGACTGAATAGGTGAGGTGATAATTTTCGGGTCTTGAAGATTCGGGGCGGGATCGTGTGGTGTGTTTTGTGTAATCGTAAAACTGAACACTTGCGAAGATTTCGAACAGCCACGGTGCGATTTTTTCCCATCTGATATCTGAATAAGTGTTGAGTCTTACTGCTAATTCCTGGCTTTGCTTTTCAGCTTTCCATACAGCATCAAACAACTCTGACACCATCAGCACCATGAACTCATTGGGATAGTTCACTAATAAATTCGTTTTGGCCATTCGTGATTTAAACACTTTAGGAAAACTTCCATTCCCTGAAAATGCGACACAGTCATTCGTGCAAGAATCTGCAAAGGCGCAAAGGTTTCCGATTCCTGAATGAGTAGCGGGCAGAAGTGGAAGCCCAAGGATCGTCACGTCGTCTTTGTTTAGTTTTGAGATTTCCGTGCTAAATAATTTCGAAGTGCTGGAGAATCCTTCAGCCTCTCGCAATGATTGGAAAACTTGGCGGGCGTGTGCGATTTCATCTGCCCACATCCAACTTTTCTTCATTTGTTGTTTTGTACGGATCGCAGCATCCGTTAAATTTTTTTCAATTTGTTTTGGTGTTTTCATTTTTTCATCCTTCATATTTCGCGTGGGTGTTTAAAAGTTCCACGGCAGTTTTTAGATCATCTATTAATTGTTCTCTTGCGGGTGGGTGTAACACGATATCGTTCATTTCTAGTTCCGTTGCTAATTCTCCTAGACGGTACATCAGTTTCTCGAGTTCGGTTTCTTCGTTCTCCCATTCGTACAGATCATTTTTAAGTTCTGTCAACAACTCATAAAATGGTTTTGGTTCTGTCCAAGCTTTTGACCAATGCTCGTTCATTTCGTGATTTTCCCAATATATGGCGACAGATTCCTCAGCGAAATTTTCCGGGCTGTGTGCATCGCCATCGGTGATCATAATCACGCGGGCTTTTTTGTTTTTGAAGTGACCCCAAATGCAAGTGCAACCGCCACCTGTTGAGATATCCTCCCAATAGATTGCGGGCGCAATTTCTTTTAAAGCCTTCACTAAATGTTCGTTGTCGTTTCTCATTATTGCCCATCCTTAATTTCAAATGTTCCGACTTCGTAGCTTTGCCATTCTGCGGCCTTCCAACCATCTCGGCATTCTTTGCAACGGCAAGGGTAGGATGGGTTTTCGTTTGTTTTTGTTTCGTAGTGACGACTTGCAAAATTCGAAGCGTCACAATGACTTGTAAACTCTGCGACTGATCGCCATGAATCGTTGCAGTCGTAACGTTCTTTTACGAGGAAAGTTTGCCCGATTTTTTCGTGCATGGATTCTATCCATGCTGACATTTCTGAATTGAATTCGTCAAGGTCTGCGCCGAATGGGTAAGCATTGCATAACCATTCTGACCCGCCGATATTGTCGTGCGGGTTGTCGTGGTTATAATCGGAGATCAATTCCGAGATTTGCACTAAGGCTTTTAAAGCCTTTTGTGCTTCGTTAATAATTAGCTTTTTCTGGTTCATGGAGTCCCTTCCATCAAGTCGGCGAATTCCGACTAGAGAATTATTGCACGGATCTTTGGCTGAGTCAAGTCAAGCGAAGCACCCCCGCCGAAGGCGGGGGGACAACTGGCGAATGATCACACTCGTTGAGATCGTTACCGTTCGGAGATTTCGATCGTAACCCGCTGGCGATCGTAACCCGCTGGCGATCGTATGCGCTGACGATCGTAACCCTTTGACGATCGCAACCCTTTGACGATCGCGCAAAAACGGCAACCAACAATTAAAGAGCAATTGAGCGAAGCGAATGCGCTAGCACAAACTTTTAAGAATCTGAACGACGAAAACTTGGGTAAACAATGCGACGCACAAACTTGGAAAATTTGCTACGACTAGGAACAGCAGAAACAGCCTCGTCCCACAAACTTTTAGATTCCGGGGCAGAAAGAGCATTGAGTTCTTGGGCCGCTAGCGAATCATCGGAAGCGATACTGAACTTCTTTTTTGCTTTTGCCGGCGGGATTTTTTTTGTGTGGTTATTTTCAACGACGAACACTTCATCGGAAGCGAAATTAAAACTGAATAATTTGTGCAACGTCAAAATCATGTCGGGGGCAATTAATCGCCCGCCGAGGGAAATTGTTCCGGTGTACAAAGTTATTGAATGTTTTTGATCCATGTTCCAGGATTCAGCTTTGATGACTTTGCTTTCAGGATCAAGAGTAAAAAAATAACTAATGCCGGTGACATTGTGAGTTGCGAATACAGATTCTGACATTTTGCAAAGTTCCCAACCGTTCTGAATTGGGGGTGTGTAGAAGGCATTGGTGGCCTGAAGAATTTTCATCATTTCTTGTTGAGCGTTCATGATTTCCTTTTGATGAACATTGCAGCGAGGGCAATGAGGACGAATACACCAAGAAAAATTGGTGCTGGGTTTGTTTGCTGTTGAAATTCTTTGAATCCTTCAGCTACTGATGTGACATTAAAGCATTCGCCTGTTGCGGGGTTGAATTCCGGATACTGGGTATCAGGGCAATTCGGGTTTTCCATCGGAGTCCCTTCCGTTGTGATCGCGTTATTGCGACAACAGAATTTTGACAGACGAATATTCACCTGTCAAGTCAATTTAAGGAAATTCTTTAAGCCAGTTTTTATAGGGGTCAACGGCATGAAGCTGAAGGCGTTCCTTAGGGGTTCTGCCCCCAAATAAACCGAACCTACGCCATTGATCTTTCTCATGATGCATGGCAAAGGCAAGGCACATATCACGGACTTCGCACCCATCACAGAACTGTCTCCCTGGTTCATAAAGCCGAGGACTTGAGTTCCCTGATTCTTCAGGGAAGAAAACTTCTATCGGGAGCGTTTTGCACGCGGCTTTGTCTTTCCACCAGACCGGGGCGAACTCGTTATTTTTCGATGTTGGTGACATATGCATTCACATTCTTTATGTACTTCAGGTGGCCAAATTGTCATTGCACGTTGGATTGTTCCGCAATGGGTGCAGTCAGGGTGTGAGCGGGTGAACTCAAAGAGCGGTATGGAATCCAAGAATGTGCCTTGCAATCCATTCAGCTACTGGTGAGGCAACACCGTTACCACACATTTTGTATCGGGTGGTGTCGGAGTTTGTTGTTCCGTCAGCTCGATACAGGGTGTGGTTGTCAGGCCAGCCCATGAGGCGTTCGCATTCAACTGGTGTGAGCCTGCGAACAACCATGTCGGCAAGTACACCTGTTGACTGTTTGGTGCCGGCACGAAGAGCCTGATGAACATGACCGCCTAAGGCATCGTTGTATTCATCGTATGCTTCGACTACTAGGTGTTCTCCGCGTGATGATGGTACGCCACCATCGCCACCTGATCGCAGCGTTGGTGCGATGTCTGTTTCAACGATTAACGATTCGCTTCCTCCACCGAGGTCACCACCATTTGCTTTGAGTGTTCCTAGACCTTCTGCGTATTGTGCAAAAGATGTGCCTGTATAGGCAACGGCTACTCCGTGTGCGCTGATTGTGTCAAGCGTGTACATAGGGTCACCATCTTCACCAACGCCACGACCTTGCGGGCCTGCGGTATCTGAGCGTCCGATGATTGTTCCCTGTATTGGGTATGCGACAGCTTGTCCACCGCCTCGGAGGGCTGCGTGTGAGATCGGGAGTACGATGTCCTCGCTGTAGGCGACTGCCGGGGGCGAGGAGATGCCGACTGAGCTTCCGACTGTCAGGGTCGGGAACGCTGTCTCGCTGACTGTGCTATTGGAGAAGGTTGACGGGAAGGCGTACACCTCCTGCGCGACTGCCTGTCCTCCTGTCTGGTCAAGCGTGTAGGAGGGGTCTCCCTCCTCCCCGATGCCAAGGCCGTTTTGGTGTTTCTCAATTTCTCGACCATCTTGGATGGGGATGGCAACAGCTTGACCTGCACCACCTGATCGCAGCGTTGGGAATGTTTCATCCGATGGCTGGGCATCAAGACCTTGGGTGTGGCTGAAACCAATCACGCCATCAACGGCGACCATCGGCACATTGTTTCCACCTGTACCCATTCGGGCAGCAAGGGTTTGTACTGGTGATTCATAGATACGCACATCGTCAACGCGTGTGCCATCAATCAACATTGGTTCTGCAATAACAACAGTTGCTCTTGATTCACCTGTGTTGTCAAAAACGTTTAGCGTTGGTGCAACTTCGTTTCCACGCCACACTTCAGCTGGCAAAGTGCCTTCGGCATCTCTAGCACCAGAGCGAACAACTTTTACAAATGGTTCAACGAAAAGGTTGTAATGCTCAGAACCACTAGGGCCTCCTGAGCCTTTATGCCATTTGGATGTCACAGATGTAGTTAAAACATCATCGTCCGTAGAACCAGCAGCCCAAGGCAACTCAGGTTCTACTCGTTGATCAAGTCTCCCGCTACTTGAATCAACGCTTTTTCCAAGCGTGGCGGCAAGTGCTTTCCTCTCCTTGTTGCGCGTCGAAGTATTCCTGCGGCGGCCTTCGCCGACAGGTAGTAACGCTTCTCCACCTCGTTCGAGGATTGCAGAATCGAAGCAAGCGATGACGAACACTCGTCTACGCCTTTGGGGGACTCCGTAGAACTGTGCGTCCATGCAATGCCATTCGACGTGATGACCCCCGATGTTGACCATTTCTTGGAGGACTGCGTCGAAGTCTTCTCCTTTATTGGAACTGAAGGCTCCAGCCACGTTTTCCCAAATAGCCCATCTTGGGTACTGTCCATTGGTTGCATCTCTCATCTCCTTGATGATTCGTGTTGCTTCAAAGAAAAGGTTCGAACGGGAACCTTCCATGAGTCCAGCTCTTTTGCCGGCGAGTGATAAGTCCTGGCATGGTGAGCCAAAAGTGATTAGGTCAACTGGTGGCAGTTCTGCACCGTTGACTTCGGAAACATCCCACCACTTCGGCACTTCAGGCCAATGGTGAGTAAGTACTTGTTGACAATGCTTGTCCCATTCAACTTGGAATCCACATTCCCAGCCTGCGTTATCAAATCCAATATCGAACCCTCCAACACCGGCAAAAAGGCTGCCGAAAGTTGCCATCAGAATGGTTCCTCGATTTCAGGGAATGCATTCTTGAGTGTTGCAACATCTTCTGGGTTGCTGTTGTTGCTCTTCTTCCAGCGTGAAGACAAGCCAGCTTCGTCAACAACGATTTGTGTCTTCTTCTTGTCAACACCGTCTTTGCTGGTGTATTCCTTGATTTCAATACGGCCAGTAACGATGACGCGACTGCCCTTGACGAAGTCAGCACAGTAGTTCTCTGCCTGCTCACCGAATGCGACACAGTCAAACCATGTGGTTTCTTCTTGGCCGTTTGGCTTGCGGGTTACAGCGACGCTGAAGTTTGCTACTGCGTTACCTGATGTTGCGAATCGTAATTCGGGATCACGCCCGATACGACCGACAATGTATACGTGGTTCATTCTGTTGGTTCCTTCTCTTGAAGTTGTTTTGGTTGGTTTGCTGCTTTTTGGCAGCGGTGCGTAGGAGGTGATGTCACCTTTACGAATGTTGTGATTCTGACTTTGCACTTGGGGCAATGCCAGTCTTTGCGACGTGAATTACGGCCGTCCATATGTTAAGGATACTCCCTTGTTTCAGATTTCCGAGAACATCAGCTTCCGCTAGTTGCTTTCCAATGACCGAGTCCACCATTTTGGTACAGGTACGAAGCAACTTTCAAATTGCAATGGACATTGGTCAATGCTTTAACAACTTGGCTGTATGTCACTTTGCAAATTCGTTTTGTGACTGTGGCCCATGAAGCCTGGACTTGGACCAACCCTACATCTGGGCGACCAGTTGATTTCCGGATTGCTGAGATGCTTTTGGGGTTGCAGCGCGACTCTCGATATGAGATTCTGCTGAAGGCCTTGACAGGAAGTTTGTACTTCTTGAATAGCTCTTCGTACTGAGGGCATGATCCCTGTACTGGCGGCTTTGCCGGGCTACTGAGAGCCGAGAGTGGGGTGGCTGTGAGGCCGATAGAAATGGATATGGACAGAAAAATTGTTGTGGTGATACGTTTCATCACCCCTCCTTTTATTTGACGGACATGGCGTTTCGTCTTATGGTGGCTCCTCTCGATAGGGAAGTATTAAACCTATCAATTTGGGCTGGAAGCCTTGATTTGTAAGGGTTTCCACTCGCCACAGAAGTAGTAGCAAGGCACGATTGGGAATGACCAGTACGCGGGTGATGTTTGTTTCACCGTTGGTGGGTATCGCCGGCATTGGCCATCAATGTTGTCACCGTTGTAGTGGTAACAGGTTTCGCATACTGGATGCTCAGACATTGAACCAATCCTTTTGTTTGTTTTCCCATTGGGAGTAATACTGTTTCATCCAAGTTGGCTGTGGCTTTTTTGCATCGAGCAGCGCAAGAGCGTGTGCCAAGGCACTAGAAATTTTGCGCCACTCTTCAGCTTCTTCTTTTGCTTGCTTCAATTTGAATTGGAGAAGTTTTACCTTCTCTTCCATCTCATCAAGCTGGTCTTCGTACTTGGCCATTATTCCTCTTCCTCTTCTTCTAGTGGTTCACAATGCTGGTGGTATTCCCACCAGTCACAGTATGAACATGGTTGTTCCGACATACTGTTACAGCGACATCCGTATTTGCTACGTGGATTGGTGTGGCCTCCAGGGCAATCTTCGTCCATCAGTATCCAGCTTCCTTGAGTAAAGCAACGAGGCGCGCAAACGGCATGATTGCATACCACTCGCCAGCGTTCCCTTTGCCACGACGCTTCGCAACTACTGAACCAGTAGAAGCTTTAGCGTTTGCAATCTCAACCTCAAGTTCCTTCACCCATTCGGACAAAGTCAACTTCGCATGATCCTTCACTTCGAACACGATAGGGCCACATCCGGTGATGTCACCCTTGTCTACAGTCCCGTGAAGTGCGCGTCTTTCGGCGTATATGAAGCCGTTTTCTTGCAGAAACTTAACCACAGCAGACTCTGCGGCCGTCCCTTTCTGTTTCGCTTTACTCATTAGAAATTGATGTCTCCAGTACAGCCCTCATAGAAGGCATTGCCAAAGATGGATGCTGGGTGGTAACCAAACTTGATGCACCACTTATCGGCGGTGTATGGGTCAAGGCCACGGTTCAACCATTTCTTCCATGTCTGATGATCAATGTGACGGATTGTGCCATCGGCAACCATCCGGGTGATCAACGGTGTGGCATCAAGACGTACTTTCATGTCGCCGCCTTTGCTGAGCTTGTACTCACGGCGATACTTTTTCGCGTCTTGGGTACAGATGTCGCAACGACACTTGTGCTTTAGGTATGTGCTTCGATTGTGCAGCATCAGAACACCTTCAACATTGCGTTTTGGCTTTCAAGGTCTTCAACCTTGCTTTCCAAATCACGAACTTTGCGACGAAGGCGTGAAATTGTTTGCACATCTTGGACGCGTTGCTCAACCAAATGGTAAACCCATAGACCGAGTGCGCCGACAAAGACAATGCTTGCTAAGTAGGTAATTAAAAACATCAGTCCTCCTTCGGCTTGTTAGCTGCTTCGGCAATCATCTCTTTGTAGGTTGCGCGCAACTTCTCGAGATCACCATGTGTGGCTTTTTCAAGTAAAACATTTGCTCTGGTAGCTACATCGTTAGCGTGGATGTTGGCCTTCTCGCAAGCCTTCTTGAACTGATTGATTTGTGTCTTCTGCAATGGAGTGTCAGCAGTTACTGGTTCAACCTTTGGCTGTACCGGTGCATTCTTGTTTGGGATGTCTTCCCATTCCTGCTTTGTCCAAAGGCTGAGACAAATTCCGAAACGCATCGCAGCGTTCCTGATGAAGTCGGATGCAAGTTCCTTAAGAAGATCAGGCTTGTTATGCATTACTGATCCGATACCAAGACGGCGTACACCGTTTACAATCAGCCAGCCGGACATATGTGCCATGCCATTCTCAACGCGGTAGGCAGGCAGGCCCCAACCATCGAATGCGACAGGCTCCCATGTCCACATCGGGTCAATCTCAATGAGCATCTTGGTAACATCGGCATGACCAACGAAGTCAAGCTGTGCGCCACCCTTAGGAAGTTTGCCGACAATCTTTGGGTCGGGTACTCCGTACTTGGTTAATACTTCGTGCAATGGCACGTTCTTTGATGTTTCCATCAGTTGGCTCCCTTCAGCCTCAATGTACGCACAGGAACTTCCCGTGTGTAGGACGCAACCAAATCTGGGTGCGCTTCTTTCAATGCCTTGGTATCAAGACTTGAACGACTTGTTGTTTTCCATGTTGCGACAACTTCGCCGGCGACAACAGCAGTAGCAGCATCACCAATCAGTTCACACAACTCAGCTTTGCAAGCATCTTCCATAGCTTCGTAAGACTTCAGCTCTGACTTGATGTGCTTCAACTGTGCGACAAGATCGTGACCCTTAGGGCCAAGTTCAATCATGCCACCATCATCTTGCTGATGACGACTCGAGATTGTTTCGTATGTCCAAGCAACACCTTCTGGTGTCATACCCATATCAATGTATGAAAGCCATTGGCTAACAGCATTGATGTGAGCTTCTTTTTCATCGGACGATACAAACTGGCTGTGCAGATTCAATGTCTGCGAGCGGTCGAACACAGCCCACAGCACTTCATGCACGTTTGCACACACAGCTTGATGAATCCCCTGTACACGCCAGTATTCAGGCAACTCGCCTGTCCAGTCACGCGTCGTTGTCTTGATTTCCAAGATGCGCTCACCATCAAAACCATCAAGGGTTGCAATCATGCGAGCATTGCCATCAGAGAAGACATACATAACTTCAGGAGTCGTGAATGATCCGTTGACCTTGTCATTTGCCCAGTCAAGCAATGTTTGCTCAAGGCGATTACCACGCTCCATCGCCTCGTTTTGCTCCTGCGGGACTGGGGGTGTGTCCCGCAGAAGCTCCGCAGCATAAGCCGCGGCCGAGGTGAATGGGTGCTTGTCGTAGATAGCAGCGGCAACCGAAGCTGACACCTGCTTATCCCCGGATTCATTAGCGAATCGTTGGTTCAACCATTCTTGTGAACCGTGTGTTTGTTTTTGAATTTGAGTCCAAGTTCTCATGGGTCCCTTCCTTTCAAGTGACTACGGTAACCGTAACCACGGGGTGTGTCAAGTCAATAATTTGGTTTCTCTGATCATCCCAATTGGGATGAAGAATGGGTGGATACCTTCACCATCGGTGTAGGTCTGATACAGGGTCAGATGAGCTTCTTTGCCACCTTCGCCTGGAGGTACAAGGAACCCCACAGTCGTGACCAGCATCTCCCCATCATCTTCCATGCTGTCCAGCTCCAGCCAACCCGGATCGCCGCAATGGGCATCAGCCCAAACGACACGGACAATCGGATAGCTAGTCGGCGGGGAATCGGGTTCGGGCTGGTTCATCTTCTTCCACTCCCCTACGACCACATTCAGGGCAGTTACGGCCGGTGGAGGAGGGCCATTCGATGTCACAGAATTCGCAGTTAAGGATACGCTCGCGCATGGTTCCACCGTATCACCACTTCTCTTTGACCCTGTCCATACAGAACACGGGGCATTGCCAGGTGATGTTGTGCTGTGGGGTCACAATCGCTAGTGCCTGTTGGGGAACTTGGAACTGGAACGAGTTCATCATGGCGTACTCGTCATAGCCCTTCATTGAGCCGTTGACGACCAGTTCAGGGGTTGAGATGTACTGATGCCAATGCCCCATCCAAATGGTCTTAAACGGCCTGCCAGTATCGGCATAGCGTTGAAGTTTGCGGGCACGGAGGCGCATCACGGTAGGCCAGATGCCACCAATGCCTCCACCACCCTTGGCCTGATCACCGTGGGTCAGAAGATGCCTGTAGCCGTAGATGTCAACCACAGCATCAGCCGAGTCAGGAACATTGAATGTCACATTCTTTGAACCGGCAAAGTGGCGTTCAACCATCTTTGAAAGCAACCAGTCAAAGTTGGTTTTGGCTCGAAGCTTTGCACGTGGCTTGCGGGTCATGCGACCGTGGTTTCCTGGTACTGAGATGACATGAACATTCTTGAATGTTGATGCAAACAACTCAATGGATGCTGCAATCTGTTCAGACCAAAACAGCAACGATCCGAGCATTGTGTCTTCGTTTGTTTCGGCAAGCTCTTCGTGAATGTCACCGGAGAAGATGTCTCCACCAAGCATCAAAACCATTCCGTCATAGGTAACACCAGACAAGTAGTTCTGTGAAAGATGAATCACATTCTGTGTGAACAGTTCAAGACGTTGCGTTGCAATCTTGCGGTTGTACGAATTCAATCCGTCCATCTCACCGGGCAACACAACCTCATCAAAGTGCGTGTCCGAAAGCATCGCAACAACAGTTGCGTTGTTCTTGGCTTTGCTTTTTTTTGTTAGCCATTTAGGCGGGTCAATAGCTGAACCTTCAACAGCATCAACAACACTTAAAGCGCGTTCAAGTTTGTCAACTTGTGATTCCAGCGAAACAATTTGATTAGTGGCCGAATCTCGTTGGCGACGAACCTTGTTGATTTCAATGGAAAGTTTTTCGTATGACTTTCGAAGTTCTACAACTTCAGGTGAATCATTAATTGGCATAACAGCAGCACTCCTTACGTGCATGACGCAGAAGCGTTTGGTGGTTTAAGAAGATGCTCTCATCACGAAGAGTTCTGGAAAGCCAATTAGAGTTGTACTCCCCAGTTCCATCAGCAATTTTGCCAAGGATTTCATCAATTTTTTCAGCTAATGCTTTATCAATAGTTGCCCTAACGACAACGTATTTACAGAGCCGAGCCGGTGGCTTCGGACCCTGATCGAGTTTGTCCAGTATTGACATGGGTGTTCCCCTCTAAGTGACAATCAATCTTTTCAACAAGACTGATGAGTTCATCTTCTTCTTGCGGACCCCTCGGTACAACCCTTGTCAGGAATGCCCTTATTGTCCACAGGTCTATTCTGTCAAACTTTAGCCCCATTGGCAAGCACCCTTCGTTTAGCGGAACGCCAATCTACCTTAAACGTCGCCTTTGAGGTGGTCGTCAATGTGATTATCCAGCTTCACTTCAATGCGATTCAGGGCTTGGCTGACCATTGCATGATCATTCCTGTTCTCTTTACGGAACCCCTGCACCAAGGCCGCCAAAACACCGCCAACAGCAGCGATAACGGCGACAACTACGGCTTCCATTATGCAGGCTTAGGAAGGGAACGCCAAATAGCTTCGAACTTATGAGCATCGTCCGCAAGAGCAGGCGCAAGTTCAAGGTGCAACCAGCGACCTCCGCGTGAACCAGCATTATCTTGATCGTCATAAATCTTGACAAGTGGTTGACCAGGCTTACGCTGACAACGATACCCACGGCCCCATCCCAACTGCTTGTCTTTCACATTGCTGTCAAATGCATAATCGTGAATCTCCTCAATGCCTAGAGCATCGGCGTGTTCAAGGAACCAATCCCACGCCTGCACCGCATCGGCACGATCCTTGTAACCCAAGTCGCAGGCCCGGCCAGTTGCATGGACCGATAACCAGCGAGGATCACCCTTCTTTGCTTTCGGGTTATTCATTGAGCGATTGGAAAACGTGCCCATGTTGGAAAAACCCCAACGCTTCTGAGAAAGCTGAACCAGCTTCACCAAGCCTGGTCGTGCGCCTGTGCGCGAAACACCATCGCTGTTGCCTGTGTACTTGCGGGCCATGAATCTCTCCTAGAGTCAGCCCTTCGTAGTCTCAAGATACTACAAGGAAATTAACTGCTATGATTCCCTCGGCAATGCCGGCGGGTCGTCCCTTCCCCGTCGGCATTTGCTATTCCTCGGCCTCTACGCCAAGGACAATTGCAGCAAGATTGAAACCAAGCGTAATGAAGCTGATAATCATTGCTTTTCTTAAGGTTTCGCCCGACAGCGTAATAAGCACAAGACCTGTACCGGATGCCCATAGCACCAGCGACATCATGTTAGAAAAGTACTTACGCATGGCCTGACTTTATCATTTACGGCGGGTCACGATAGGGGCGGTCATCATCACGGTTGTAATCGCAATTAGGGAGCGACGTTGGGATACTGGGATGGATGATCCGACAGGGACATAGGTGTCTGTGTTGCCGGAGAAGATATCAATTTCCTGCTCGAAAGCTTCCCGGACTTCCTCGCTAGCTGACTGGACTGCTTCAACAATAGCTAAACCAGATTCTGGGGTTAAAGCTTCTTCGTCAATGGCGGCAAAGATTTCTTCGGCGACTTCGGCGGTAGCCACTTCCAGCACGGCTGGATCAGTAGCCAGTTCCGTGGCCTGTTCGTCATTTAGCCCGTCTTCAATCAGCGTCTGCAATTCCTCCAACTGCGGAGCTATTGTTGTCGTAGTCGTCGTAGAAGGAGAAATCGTTGTTGTTACTGGCATTGTTGTTGTGGTTGTTGTCGTTGGTGATGTCGTGGTCGTTGTGGGTATTTCTTGAACGGTTGTGGTGGTGGCTGGTGGACTTGTTGTCGTCGTTTCGGGAATGGTTGTTGTCGAAGTTGTTGAAGTGGTTGTAGAGGATGAAGTTGTTGTTGGCGGTTCCGTTGTCGTTGGTGGCAAGGTTGATGGAATCGTGGTTGTTTGAGGAATGGGAACAGTAGATGTCGTTGTTGTTTGAGGTGGGGCCGTGGTTGTTGCTTGTGGGAGCGTTGTTGTTGGCAACTCTGCAACGGTAGTGGTGGTCACAGCTCCCTGCCCGTAGCCCAGTTCATACTGGACATTCCATGTCACCCCGTCGCGCCAAACATTAGGTTGCCAACAGCAAGTACCCGCCCGAAGGCGGTATCTTCCCGGTTGTAACTGCATCGAAATGTACGACTGCAAACCGTTGTAGTCATCGTTCGTAGTTAACAGTTCACCGGCTTCGTCATAAAGCCACAACTGAGGATCAGATGGGTAACCCTCGGACTGGTAAGTCTGCGCTACGAACTGTGTTGGTTCTGTGTACTCAAACCAAATGTCGGTCGGTTGGGTGATGATGGGATTTTCTGCGTTGGCCGTTGATGCCAGCAGAAATACAGAAGCCCCTATTAGAAAAACGACCCTACTGAGTCGGCTGATCACGCTTCACACCGAAGGCTGCGTCTACTTCGTGTGCTTCAAGCTTGCCGTCAAGCGATGCTTTGGCAAGGTTGACGAGAACGTCTGCGATCGCGTGGAATCCACCGAGAGCTGCTGAGTACCAAAGCGGGATTGATACGCCTGTGCCGACCGAGTTGATGATGCTTGAGCCGGTGATGATTGTGAGGCTCGACATAATGAACAAGGCAATGATGCGACTTGCTACATCTTTGGCAATCTTAAGTGACAACATTTGGGGTTCTCCTGATGGTTGACCCCTTCTGCGACTTTTGAATACTACCACTTTGCTAATGGGCATCTTGCGTGAAGTAGGCCTGTTTTTACTGGCATGAAACATCCGCATTTTTTGCATTGGTTGGTTGCCATATATTCCGGGCAGGTTTCGCAGATGGCTAGGCGTTCTGCTTTGAGTTCAGGTTCTGCTTGTGGGGTGCTGGGGTTGAGGAGAGCTGTTGGGGTGACAATGCCCGCTTCTTGTTTGGCCAGGTTGTTGGCCTTCCATTGTTGCCAAGGAGTCATGGTTACGCGTACTCCGTACCATTCCAGGTTTTTCCGACTGCGGCATGGTCTACAAGGCGCAATACAGGGTTGCTTGCTAGTGCTGCTTCGATCATTTCGAATCTTCCACCATCGCTGAGCGATGGGATTTGAAACAAAGTGACTGCTTCGCCATCAACTTCAATAACTAAATACTTGACCAATACTTCATTCATTGTTTATTCCTAACATGGGTCCCCGAATATGTTTGTACAAGAGCTGCAACTTAACGCAGTTGTTTGTCCACGGTAACCACCGAGGCTGCATACTTCTATGAAGTAAGTACCTTCCCTGAAGCATCCGCTAGGGCATGAACCGCATCCAGGAACCGATGGGTTTCCAATCCCGTATACAGCGTAATACCCAGCAGGACCCACATAGGTGTATTCAACCCCATCAAAAGTAAGACTGCTGGCAGTTGAGCCACTCCAAGAGCCAGAACAAGACCCCGTGTATCCAGGGTCACGAACATCGTTAGGGCAACCAGTTTTCGTGTAGGTAGTAACTGTCTTAGACTTTACGCCACACCCAGCGCAGGTAGAACCATCGGTAAATACCTGTGTGGAACTAGACCAGTCACGCCCACCAGCATCGAACTTACGGCAGTCAGTCCATGCCCGCGTCCATGTTCCGTCTTTCTTGGCAAACACTTCTTTGGCGTAAAGCCAGTTGCCGCCAGATTTTCCATAGACGACGGTCCCTTGTGACTGATCATCACCACCAACCCATGTCCCGCTTTTGTTGGCTCTAAAGGTCATGGGTTAAACCACAATCCAAACGTCGCCGTTCTTGCCACCCGAAGCGGCAGAGGTAGAAACGGTGATAACTGGTACACCGCCTGAAGCAACAGCGGTGGTGGTGTCAAAGTCTGTGGTCAAAAGAGAACCGTTAAGAACCTTTGCTGAAGTAACAGCACCATCGGCCAAGTCAGCCTCGACGATTGTGCCATTGACAATGTTTGCGGATGCAACTGTGATGGCAGTTGGAAGTGCGCCAGTAGCTAATTTGCTGAGAGCGATAGCGGCCGAGGCATTGATATCAGCGTCAACGATTGCCCCCGGTGCAATTTTTGCTGAAGTGATTGCGTCGTCAGCGATTCCGACTGTGCCGACCTGGCCCCACGCTGGATCATTAGCACCGATGACAAGAGGATGGCCCTGTGTCCCCTTGACAAGTTCCTCAAAAGTTGATGTTCCTTGATAGACAATGGAACCACGGTTGGCGTACTTGGCCGTCAGCTCGTTGGCTTCGTTGGCATCAGTTGCTGTGAAGACTGGGTAGATGGTTGCACCGGACGCGTGGGATGACGCAGTAGTTCCGTCAACACCCCGTGAAACAATCGTCAAGGTATTGCTTGACAAGGTAACGAGCATCTTTTCCTCAGAAGCGGTTTGAGGCGAAAGAACGACATAAAACGGAATAGTCGTAGAAGTAGACCAGTTCGTAGAAGCAGAAATACTAAAAGTTGTAACACCAGAAGCGGCGATAGCTCCCGTCAAAGAAGAAGCTACACCTGCACCTGCAAACTGTCGACGTGTTTTAGGCATTATTTACTCCTCAATGGATCGCATTGTGATAATAGCAGTCCCGTCCCATTCCCATTCACGGTCACGGGCATCCTCGGCCTGCCATTCCATATCTTCCACAATCACAGAAATGATTTCGTTGCCTTCTTGGTATCTGATGACCCGGGGGTTATGTACAAGTTCACGGAGTTCAGATCGTTCAGCCAAAACATCAAAGTAATAAGTTCGGCCCCACATATCAATACGGTGGTGGAGAAGTACCGGGACTTTGAAGTATTCGCTTCGGGTAGGGGTGGCATAAGCACGGGCTGTGATGCGGGTCAAGGTTGGGCTTAAACCATTAGAAGCATCGCGTGTCAAAACTACCTTGAAGGCAGCTTCAATCATCTTTGTTTCGGAACCTTCAAACGTATGTTGAGTCCTTGACGCAGAAGTAGAAACTCCATTTTCAACGTATTCATTGTCATCAAGAGATGTATAAAAAGCAATTGAACCGACCAATGGTGTTGTGCGCGCATCAACTTTTACAACGAACTTGGGGTCCATGATTCCCCAACGGAACTTCCCAGTTTCAATATTTCCTGATGCAACTTTGGTGTTTTCATCTTCAACAACAACACCAACACCGCTGATAGCAAACACACGCTTTGAGTTGTGTGTTACACATGATTTAACGCTGGCCGTGGATGTGTACATCAAGTCAGTAGCCCATGCTGGCGTATTGGCAGAAGTGAACACGGACAGGTCCAAACGACCAAGACCACCTGAAAGATTGTCATAGTTTGTATATCCAAACCAAACAAAACGACCCTCAGAAGTGAAGCCGTTTACATTCCCTGATGTAGGGATGTTTGATCCAGCAACAAGGTTTGAATCGTTGTCTGTTGAACAGAAACGCACACCTTTGTTTGTGCCGACGATAATAAAACCAAGGTAACCATGCAACGCTGTGGGGTATTCCCCTGTTGGTAGTTCTAAAGCAACGATGGCGACATCAACCGTACCGTCTGTTTTGATACCTAAACGGTAAACAATGCCTGCATCGTTTGAATATCCCGCTACGTAGATAGCGTTTTGCCCGCCAACAATCCCTGTGCAAACAAAGTTTGGGTCACGCAATGTTGCTGTTGCTGTACCGTGAGAAGTGCTGGCAGCGTAAGGAATAATATGAACATGGGTATTGGCAGAATCATTGTGAACACCAATAACAAAACCTTTAGCGAAACCAAGTTTTGTGTAGTTATATGTACCGCCTGATGTGGCGTAATGGTCAGTTAAAGTCGAACCACCTATGGTTGTCATCATCACACCTTCGTTGACATATGCAACATAAATTTGTTTGCCGTCAGTAGTGATGTCATTAATAGTTGCCGTCGGTGCGCCAGTAGTTACCGAAGTCCAAGTAGGAGTATCAACGTATGGGTTTGTGCTGTACTTCAATGTTTGACCATCACCCACATACACATAACCGTTTACTTCCACCATCGGAAGATTTGTAGAAGAAGTAGGCAACGAAAGTTTTGTAGTGTTCAACAGCGAAAGCTGACCCTTTGACCAAGGGTTAACACCTTTTGACTTAAAGAAACGATACGGAGCCGAATCAACATCACCATAAACTTGGCCAGCACCAGAATGCCACGAAGTCTGATTGCGTCGCCACAAACCCTGAGGGTTAATAGTTGCCTCACCAGGCTCAACACCTTGGTCAACCGAGTCACGAATACGAGGTTCAAACCCGCGTATGAACTGCTTTGACTTCTGATCAATCATGTAGGGACGGCCATCAATAGCCACCGGGAAAACATCGGGGACCAAAGAAGAAGCACTAACGCCGGTGAAGAACGCTGGCACATCAGCCAGGTTGTCACTCCTGAAGTCAATGATGTCTGACATATCAGTCTCGGTTCAAATAAAGAGGATACTGAGAATCAAGCTTGGTTGCTTCAGCTGCGATGCGGTCACGACGGAGGCGTTGCAACTGGTTAATGCTGTTACTTACAGCACCAGCAGGGACTTCATCAGCACGGCGGGTATCACCCTGTGACTCTGTAAAGTTGCGCTTAATCTCACGCGGAGCCATCAAACGAATTTGTGCGCCCAAAATAAGGATGTCTTCAGCCGAGATAGGGAAACCAACGTTCATTTGGATGTCGTCTGTTTCTCTTGCAATTCGGTTGAATGGCGATTTGTATGTGATTCGAAGACTGCCAGAACGGGTTGGTTCGTTGAACTTCAAAGCTATGCCTGACCCAAAGTCAGATGTCGGAAGATTGCGAACAATCCCAACCTTTCTAATCATCGGATAGTCAGTTGACAAGTAACGAAGACGGACATCAAGCAGTTCAATCACATCACCAACCGATGGGAGGTTGATCATGGTGTCGCTACCGTTGTAGTTCAAGTCAAGGCTTTTCACCCGGTACAGGCCATTCATAGGCGCAGCAAGATCGGCAAGGTCGTCGTTGAAAGCTTCAAGGATTTGGCTACGTGGGAATCGTGGGTCAACAATGCACATGGAGCCAACGGTGTGCGCTACGGCTGTTGTGCCGTTGAAACCGCGTTCCACAGTTGCAGTCTTTGTGCCGGAAACAACTTCCCACACATAAAGAAGCTCTGAGTCAATCTCAATAATTGCGCCTGGCTGGATGCCCTTTGTTTCATAGGAGAAGACAACAGTTGTTGCAGTAGCGGTTAAAGCAACGGAAACCTTGTTCCGTTCTTCTACCACCCCTGATAGGAGTTGGCGTTGGGTTCTATCGATTAGATGGGCAACTGTTGACATGAACCCATCATAGACTATGTAGCTTGCGCGTCATCCAAGACCGCTTGTTTGTTGCGGAACAGACGCAATTGGTTATGGACATATGGCCCAATCGTAGGTTCTATGTTCAGAACGCAATGATTAACGATTTTGTCAACATCGTTCAATTCCCAGTCTGCCGGGATTTGGTAATACTCCCTGAACCGTTGAATGCCAGCATTCAGTTCATCTTGTTCTGCACTCAGCAATTCTTGGGTGTCCCAAATGTTTGGATAAAGGACGGACAAAGCAGCCAGCGAACTTCCAGCCATTCGTTTTTTAACAAAAGTAATCAGCTCTGATTTGTTTGGGGCAATACCTTCGGGACGCGTTCTTGCCGTTTGGCTTCCCTTTAGATAATTAGATACCTGCATATCTTGCTGATTGTCAACAAGGTCAGAAGTGAAGCCGAAGGCATTTAAAAAATCATTTGCTTTGACAGCAATATCCTGTGTGGAGTTGAAAGGATTTCTACTGACTGTTGCCCATTCATCCAAAAGTTTGAATGCTTCTGAAAGCGTTAAACCAACACAAGGAACTTCTGAATTGTTTTTATATTTTTCACGAATTTCTTCATCGTCATGCAAATGCAGGTAAATCAAATACCCAACGCCATGAAGGCTTAATATCGTTTCATACGATTTCAGTTTGTTGATTGTAGGGACAATCCGACCATCTTCTCTTACAAAAGTGTGGGGGCCATACAAGGTGTTGTCGCAACGCCACTCAACCGCTGGGTCAAATAGTGCTTGTGAGTCACAAAAAGCAAAAAACCCTTGATCCGTGTTGTCAATGTTTGTGTCGTAAAAATCAACCAAACGTTCCCACGCAACAAGATTTACAACTTCTTCTGTATCACCATGTTTTGCAATCAAACAATTATTTGCAGCGTATTTAAACGGATGTTGAATAGCCACCATCAAATGACCATCTTGCATGGCAAACACTTCAGCATCCACAAATGGGTCATCGCCGGCAGGGGTACGACGATATAAATCAACCGTGTTCCCGGTGATTGAGTCCAGCACATAAAACAGTTTGTGCGTCTTGACTACATCAATATTAAATGGTTGAACATTCATAATCCCTCTTACGGTCCGTAATACTTGAATGTTATACCACCAGCAGTACCCGCACCGAATACGGATCCTCCGGTCCCTACAATCGTGCCAGATCCGACAGAGAAGCCTCCTGCGGCTCCATTGCCTTGAGTACCTTGGCCACCACCACCATTACCACCGCGCAGACCATAAGCTCCACCACCTGTGCCACCTGCACCACCAACATGGGAAGAACTATTTTGGGTTGCTGCATTGGCTCCAGCGGCATCGGTCCCACCACCACCGCCACCTGCATAATAGCCACAGTCGTGGGCGTAGCAGGTTTGGTAGCAGGTGTCGTAGCAAAACCCCTGGCAGTTTCCGAACTTGTCATATCCTCCACAGCAGGTCTCATTGCAGTTGTAGGGGTTGCAGGCGTAAGCGTAATAGTAACCGTAAGTAGTGCAACCACCGATGTTCGCACCGTTAGTTCCAGAACCTACAGTTCCACCACGGCCACCACAGCCTGAACCACAACTTCCTGGATGCTGACCCGCACCACCGCCACCACCAGTCCAAGTAGTTGAACCAACAGTCAGCGTTGTGCTACCACCTGCTGTGGCTGAGCCAGTACCACCACCACCATTACCTGCTGCACCACCACCACCGATAGAGCCAGAAACAGTCTGTGTACCAGTCGTTGAAGATGTGTGGCTTGCAGAAAGACGATACCCACCACCGCCACCACCTGAATAGTTCGCACCACCGCCACCACCATAAAGAAGCATTTCGTAAATAACCGGCGCAACACCAGTAATCGAAGGTATTGAAACCGAGTAAGAACCAGCAGTCGTATTCAAATAAGTTTTCAAAGACCAAGTAGTGAAAGTTGTATTTGAAGACGTTGTGCTACCAATTTGGTTTGTAGCTGTTGCGCGAACATAATACAAAGTCCCCACAGACAACCCAGTTTGAGTATGGGATACAGATTGACTATTCCCTGTTATCCCCGAAACAGTTCCCGAGTTTGTCCATGTAGTTCCATTAGTGCTGTATTGAAACAAAACACTTGTCGTGTACCCAGATGGATCAACAGTCGCATTGAATGTTGCGCGCGACTCATTAAACTGAGTCGTTGTGTTGATTGTTGTTACAGGAGCTAAAGCAACGCTTGACGCTGTTCCTCTACGGATTGGCATTATGCGCTCAAGTCGCCAATTAACACAAAACTGTTAGTTCCAATACAAAAAAGTGTTGCAGAAGAATACCTAGTGCGAAGCTTTAAACCTGGTGTGCCGTTCAGCGTTGCACCACCAGCAGAAACAGTAACGATTCCTGTTCCTAAAGCCAGTAAGTCAATTCCTTGGCCAGCCGAAAAACCGAGTGATGTACCGACCGTCACAGTAATAGCTGAACTGTTATCTAGGGTGACCATTTTCCCTAAATCAGAAGACAGCAAAGAATAACTAGTCCCAGTTTGCGTATTCACAACTTGTGTTGATTCAAAACCGCCCGTAGCACCTGTCGCACCTGTAGGACCAGTAGCACCCGTCGGACCAGCAGGGCCAGTAGCACCCGTAGGTCCAGTATCGCCCGTGTCTCCCTTGGGTCCTGTCGCACCTGTCGCACCTGTAGGACCAGTCGGACCAGTCGGGCCTACATCTCCGGTATCGCCCTTTGGACCCGTAGGGCCAGTAGCTCCCGTCGCGCCTGTAGGGCCAGCAGGTCCCGTGTCACCAGTAGGTCCAGCAGGTCCCGTAGGGCCGACGCTACCTGTGGCTCCAGTCGGTCCAGCTGGGCCTGTGTCGCCGACTGCGCCAGTTGCACCGGTTGCTCCAGTTGCGCCTGTAGCTCCAGTAGGGCCAGTTGGCCCCATTGGTCCAGTTGATCCAGTATCCCCTTTAGGCCCAGTAGAACCTGTAGGTCCGGTTGGCCCTGTTGGCCCTGTTGCACCTGTCGCACCCGTATCTCCCGTATCTCCCTTAGGACCAACCGACCCTGTTGCACCTGTCGCTCCTGTCGGACCTTGTGGTCCCGCAGCAGAAGAACCCACAAGAGCAACTATGCGAGTGGTAACTAAATCAACTGTTTCAGTTCCACGTGAAATGGTGACATTGGTCGTAGCCATTTTCTACCTAGTCACATCAGCAAGGACTGTGACCGTCCCTGCAATCAACGTAGAAATATTCCCGCTTGCGTTTTCCTGTAAATCCCAATAGTAATAACCTGGCCTCAACTCAGCCGAATCAGTTGAGGACAAAACACAAGTGACCTGACCGTTCGCTCCGTTTGTCACAGTACAGGTAAACGATGCGCTGACAATAGCAATATCAGGGGTGGTTCGAAGCTGAGCTGTATAGGTACGACCCGTGATGTTGATAGGGGTCGTCTGATCATCTTGCGTGAGAGAAACAACAATAGTCTCCGTGTCTCCACGGGTAATGCTCAAATCAAGGGTTGATGGTACGGCCATAGGTCACCACTTTACCTTATCTGCCCAGTACGCCGCCGACATCTTCCCTTTGGAGATATTCTTCGCATGACGAGCCTTAAAAGCCTTATTACGCGCTGAACCATCCGGTGAACCCTTGACACCCTGTTGGCCGAAACGAATCAACTTCACTTGGTCACCATCCTTAGCTAGGACGGCGTGAGACTTAGAAGCGTTCGGTGTGCGCTTCGGCTTGTTATAGCCAGCGAACTTTTCTCCTCGATACTCAATAGCCATTAGATCTCCAAAACTTTTGCGTCAGATAACACCTGAAGGACACCCTCAGGTACTTGGTACTCTACCCCAGGCAAAAAGTCATAGTGAGTGCGACCAATATCGCAGGACATCTTTTTCTTTACCTTGATAGGAACGTTCACTACTACAGGTTCCCAGCTTGGTTCTTCCAACAAAGTTCCGACTGGCACAGCATCAATCAAGGCTTTGGTGGCTTTACGCCAAGACCATGCCGAAGATGACTTCGCATTGACAACAGCCTTGGCCTGATGAACCTTCCAGTTCCGATAGTGATCCAACATCTGCTCGCACAGTTCATCAAGATTGGGTTCATCCCAATTGCCGATGGTAAAAGCAGGACTACGGGTGGTTGTTACAACTCCGGTAGCAAGATGCGAAAACTGTTCCTGCCCTGTCGTATCCGAAACGATTGTTGGCATACCCAAAGAAATAGCTTGCAAAGGCATCAACCCAAAACCTTCGCCTCGGGAAGCAGCAATAAACACATGGCCTTGTCTGAACCATTCACGCTGCGCTTCTTCGTCCATCCATTTGCGGTGCATCACGATACGAGGGTGTTTTACATTGGGTGTGTCGCCAGCATGGGGAGCCGCCTTGATATGCAGTTCAGCATCAGGTAAATCCAAACGTTGGAAAGCTTTCACAACCACATCTAAACCTTTACGGAACCACAACGAACCACCAGCAAGGAACTTGAAAGTCCCATCAGGTTCTATATAGCCAGACCAAAACTTATTGTCCACCCCCAGCGGAACCATGCGGACATCAGAATGATGCTGGCTAAACAGTTCAAGGTTGTGTTGGCACGGCACAATAAGTTGGTCGTACTTAGGAAGCCACCGCAAGAAATTGTTAGGCAACTGATCTGTTTCCCACATGGTGAAACAAACACGATGCTGGCCAGATACAAAACCTCTTGCACCATCAGGTGTGTTCATGTAAACCAAAACAGAAGCATCATCATTGAGCGTTACTGTTTTAGGTAGAACAGATTTGAAACCGGCGAGCATGGAGCCATAACCAAACTTCGAATCATCAACCCCTTGCCAAGATTGGAAGTTCACTCAGCTACGCCACGCTTTATAAGCTTCTCAACATCAGGACGTGACTCTATTTGAGCGGCCGTAGTAGCCCGAGATTCCAACGCTGCCGCACCATCAATCCCTTTAGGTTGCAAACCGTTCTTACGAAGACGCTTATACGCAGGCATATCTTTCTCCCAGTTAGAAGCGCGCTGATTAATCTTTGCTACTTCTTGACCTTTAGTTGTTGAAGGGTTAGCTCCGAAACTAATGCCGGCGACTCGACATCCGAAACATCCCTCAACATCCAAGTTTGGATGTGTTTCCATGTGCTTCATGCCGTGATGTAATCCTCGTACCCAGCATCTCTTAATGCTGATTCTTCCGCTGATGTCAACTCGTAGATGTGGCCACCGTAGTAAACCTTCTCTACGACATCCATGCTGTACGGTTGGTTTTCGCTGTACGTTCCGTCAGTTAATTTCCAAAGGTTTCTTCCACGTGGCCCTGGTTTGATATAGGAAAGAATTCCATCTCGCCAGTCTTGTGACCAAACAACGAAGTCATCCGTTGGTGGAGAAAATGTGGCCATTACTTTTTCTTCTTAGGACGTACTCCGCGTCCGTATGCAGAAGCAATGTTGTCAGCAGAAGTGCGCTTACCCGGACCGAAAGTGCGATCCCATTGCTCGCCGGCAATCTTCATTGCAACCTTTGCAACCTTGGGACCAGTACCAAGTGAGCTTTCAGAAACAACGCCGTCAAAGCTCTGCATATATTCCTTGCGAGAAACAGGGCCAGTCTTGCCGGGATCAGAAGAACGACGAGAAGAAACAACACTCTTGTCTGTCAATCCGTACTTGCGATAAATCTCTTTACGGATTTCTGCTTCAGACATCATTGGCTTTGCCTTTGCAGATGCAGACATCTTCTTAGGAGCAGCCTTTGCAGGTGCGGCCATCTTCTTTGCAGGAGCCTTCTTAGCGGCCATGATGTTCCTCTTTCGGTAAATGGAATAACGCCAATATAGCAAAAACCCCCACCCGAAGGTGAGGGTTTCTGCTTGCTGTGTCTCGCCTTACGGCAATCACATCATATGGGGTGATTCTTAGTTTGCACCAATCGAAGAAGCCGACTCGATGCGACGGAGAGCTTCCTGACGGAAGACACCGTAACCAACGAAATGCTTCCAACCAACAGGCTGGAAACGCTTCAACACGTCAACGACCTCGCCGTAGACCATCGTTGGCTGATCGCCGTAGCCAGCTGCATTAGCAACAGCCTTAGCGAGAGCCTGACGACCCATGATCAATGTGCCGTAAACGTCAATTGTTCCGGCCGAACCGCTGTTGTCAGATGCGTTTGCAAACTTAGGAGCGCGTGAGGACTCCATGAAGCGAACGCCTTCAAACATTCCAATTTCACCGTTGTAAATGCCCTCAGGATTTACGTAGTTAGCAGGTGTACGCCATGCAGCAGCATCGGTTGCTGAACGGAAGTCGTACGACACGTCAGGGTGGATGAAGCCGACGTACGAACCGCCGATTGTTGGGACGTTTGCACCACGAAGCTGAGCAACAACTCGACGAACATCGTTCGCCGAAAGGGTGTCGTCAGAGTTGATTGTGGTACGGCTGCTTGGATCGGTTGCGCCACCGGTTGCGTAGATGACGTTTGTTCCTGCTTGGAGTACGTCACGGCAAACGGAGTCAATGCTGATACCAGCGTTGTAACCAACAGCGTTAGCTGCTACTGGGTCAACGTTGATGAACGAGGTTGCACGAAGCTTGGCTGTCGTGACAACTGCATTGCCGTATTCACGCATGGTTACCGAAACTTGGCTGTCGCTCAAAGCAACAGGGGTTACGTCAACAGTCTCGGAGAGTTCTGAAGAGGCAACGGCCAAGTCCTGGAAGATGGTGAATGTGTGGGTCGCACCTGGGTTGGTTGCGTTGGTTGCTTCGACTTCAGCGAAACGGTCGAAGTAAAGCTCTGGGCGCAACGCGAAGTATGCGAGCTTTTCAAACGCTGTCTGGTTGAGGTCGAGGGATGAAACCTGTGTATAGGCCATTTTGGGTTCTCCTAAATAAGAGGGGGTTTACTGATTTTGCGCCTCAGTCAAAATCGCAAGAACTTCTGCCTCAGAAGTAGCGTTTGCTATGCGGGTCTGAATATCAGGAATTTGAAATGAAGACCCTGCCCCAGTAGCAACCTGATTAGTGCGGGACCAAGCTTGTTGCTCGGACTGCAAATCTTCAGACTGCTGTGATGGTGCTGACAACAACCGTGCTTCAACTGCGGCTTGCATGATCGCATCTGCCGTCAACTCACCGTCATAAGCCTTGACGAAGTACTTAGCTGCGTTATCGCTGGTATCAATACCAGCCTTCACAAAAGCTAATTCGCGCTTCGCCTGTTCGGCCTCTGCTGCTTGTTGACGCATTGATTTGATCTCTGACTCAAGATCCTTGATTCGGGAACGCAACGGGTTGCGTGTTTCCTGAATCTCTTCACCTGATTCATCGAAGTCATTGAAATCGGACATATGGCACTCTCCTTGTTTGAAGCCCACACCCCGCCGGAGGAGCTGGGTGGCTGCTTAGTTGTTGTCTCCCCATATGTACACGTCTAACTCGGGGGGCGGTTAGCCGGTTCCTCCCATCGGGATCGCTCACAATAGTACACATCAATGCTTGCTATTGCAAGCACCTAGTTATTGTGCTTGACCAAGTCCTGCGACACCAGTCTGCGAAGTAGAGAATGAACCACCACCAGCGAAGGCGGCTTGGCGTTGACGCTTACGACTTTCAACGCGTTGCTTAGCGGCTTGATTAGTACCTGTTGCAGCACCGATGGCTTCCTGCTGAGTAATCGCCTGCTCGCCAAGTTGCATTGGGTTATACAGCTCTTGCTGTCTACCAACTTCACCAAATGCAGTCTGAGCCTGTTGCTGGGTTACATCTTCTCGAGCCAAAGCTTCAGCATCTGCAGCAGTTAACTGAATACCAGCCTGACGCTTACCCTCAGCAGAAATCTGTGCAGCACGTGCTTGACGAACAAGAATCGGTGTGGCCTTCTGAGGATCAAGAAAATAAGCAGCAAGCTCACCATCACCGACACCATAAAGTTCTTTCATCTGTGCAATGACCTGAGGGTTTGAATCTGCTACAGCCTTGTAGCCATCGTTCACTCGGGACTGAACTTCAGCCACAGATGTATTGGTAGAAATGAAATTAGCGAAGTCTGTCGGATCGTCATAAAACCCAGCAGGCAAACCTGACCCTCGCATCGCATCCCCATACCCTTTTTCAAGACCGATGTATTCAGTCACCGACAACTCGGGAAGCCCAGCTTTTACCCTGGCGGCATTGGCCGCAAATCGAGTTTGGAACTCGGTGGTATCACGAAGGGCATCGCCAATAACATCAATACCTGCATTGGCATCAATTGTTTCATCAGAGAGCAAACCCCAAGCACGGTCTGCCAAAGACCCAAGACCATAACGATCTAAGGTGCTTTTGATGATTCGCTTTGCATCTTCTTCGGCCATTATCGGACCTTTCCAAATGATTGAGCAATACTTGATGCCAATTTACGTGCATCTTGTATAGCGGTTTTGGTCTTTGAATAACCATACTTGTCATCGGTCTTCAATTTTCTCTGCCACTCACCAAGAGACAACTGGCGGTAGTTACCCTTTTCGTCGCGGGTAGCAATTGACTCAAGGAACTCGGGCTTCGTGAAATCAATCTCCGCACGGCTCTTCTCTAAAACACCAGCAGCAATCTGCCGGTAATCATCGGTGATGTCATTCAAAGTCAAGTTGGCATCAAACTGGGGAGCAAGATGCGGGTAAAGACCTTTTGCCTTTTCGAGGTACATACGCTGGGCCTGTTCCCCGGTAACACCTTTAGACAGGTACTCACCCAATTTGGTGTCATCGATTGTGTACCCATAGGCACTAGCAACCCCACGAATCTTTACCGCTTCTGGTGAGGCAAGAGCATCCTGCTGTGCGTTGGTTCCATCGCCACGGCTAAACACAAAGTTGTATCCAAGACGCTTTAACTGTTCACCCTTGATTCCACGGCGAGCCATGTCAGTAATGAACCTTGATTTTTCGGTTTCATCAATACCCGTCATGTCAACAAAGGTGTTGATTTCCTGCGCTGTGGCATCAATCATTGACCTCTTGTCGGCATCAGGAGCAGCGTCATAGTTCTTAGCTGCCGAAACAGTTGTCTGCCAATACGCCGTTGACTTGACAGCACCAGCAAAACGCTCGTTAGTCCATTTACCTTTTACGGCCTGACGGAACAAATTGATTACATCTTGACCGAACAGTTCAGGCTGATCAAAAACATACGCGTACTGAGGAAACATTTCCCTGACGTTGTCCTCAAGTGTTTTCTTTGTTTTCTTTTTAGCAGCCATTATGCGCCTCTCATTAACTGTTCAAAAACATTTGCAAAGTTGGAAAAAGACGCTGCTTCGGATTCACCGGGCATTGTTTCTTCAATTTGTGTTTGTGCAGCAGCAGAAATATTGGGTGCATTACCGCCTGATTCAAGACTGCGATATGCGTTGTAGAACCTTTCAACTTCTTCCTCGGTTGGTCCACGACCTAAGTCGTTTTGCATCACTTGACGGAAAGCTGAAGTAGCATCAATTTTTGGTGTGAACTTTCCTGCACCACCAGTTGCTGTAGTTTTGAACTTTTGGATTTCTCTGTAAGCATCTTCACGCGTTACAAAACCAGTTGGGTTTGTTGAGCTTTTTTGGTTACCTTCAAAATAAATATAAAACTGTGCAGCAATTTCAATATCGCTTGGCTGTAAGCCGCCAGTTGTAGGCTTTGTCGACCCAAATCCTTTTGCATAAAGCATATTTAAAAACTCAAGTCGTGCAGTTTTTGAAATAGAAGACAAATAACCAAAACCGGTGTTTTGGGCTTCTATATAAGCCGACTGGTAATCTTTCTGTCCAGCACCTGGCGCACCTCCTGGCAAAGTTCCAGGAACAGTCGAAGTTGTTACAGGAACAGTCGAAGTTGTTACAGGAACAGTCGAAGTTGTTACCGGGACAGTCGAAGTTGTTACCGGGACAGTCGTTGGTGGAGAAGTAGATGTCGGGGCAGCAGTAGTTGTCGTTGTTTTCTTTGGAGGGTTTGTCGTTGAAGGAGCAGCAGTAGTTGATGGGGCAGCTGTAGTTGATGTGGAAGCTGCACCCTTCTCCCCCCAAGTCTTAGTTTTTGCATCCCAAACATACGTCTTCTTAGTGCGCTGGTTATACCACTCTTCACCCTGCTTAGAACCAGGATTAGGGCCAGCGAAGTCGCCTTTTATAACCCACTTATCCCCTTGAAAGACATAATTCTTTCCATCCTTTTTAAAAGTGTCACCTACATTAGGATTTTCAGGAAAACCTTTTTGTGCCATTACTCCTCCAAGCTTCCGGATTCAACTTCTGCTGATAGTTCACGTTGCCAAATTCTAGCGAACTCAGGATTTTCATCAATCAAAAGTTCACCATAAGCATAAAGTTCATTCTTTGCTTCCATTGCAATTTGACGCGTACTCTTCAAAGTTCTACCGCTCTTGGCAAGTTCTGCGTTGACTTCATCACGCTTCTTCAGATACTTGCTAATTGTCTCGGCAGTCTTGTTGCCCTTAGTGCGATCGTCTTTCACAAGTCGCTTCAAAGAATCAATGAAGTTGTCAAATTCTCCAGTTTTGAACTCTGAAACAATTGGGAAACCAGGATAACGCTTATGGATATCTTTGCGAATATTACGAAGTTCGGCACGTTCATTTTTTGATGGGTTAATACCAAACTTCGCACGTTCAACAGAATACAGATACGAGCCAACACGCTTCTGCGCTTGTGCAACTCTTTCTTCAGGATCCTGCCTAATTCTCTTGCCTGTTCCAACTTGTGAAGACCAAACCTCAAAAGAGAAATCGCTACCACCAGGAGCAAGGTAAGCAGCAGTCGTTTTGAAACTGGTAATTAAATCGTTGTTTGCTTGTTCCCACTCACCGAATTCTTTAGTGGCTTCGAGGCCACCGAACTTTTCGTTGACACGTGTTTTGGAACCAACATAAATCAAAGCTTGGTCACCAAAAGTTTCAAGGAAGATAGGGATAGCTGTTTCGTAGTTGTCATCTTCTAGTTCATGGAAAGCCTTGATTAGTTCGTTTACATAAACATCGCCATAATTGGTGTCAATACGATAGTCAACACGGCCTGATGTTGGCCCCATGAACTGGGAGAACGCACGAACGTAAGTCAATAAAGCACCAGTCTGACGCGCATCTTCCATCATCTTTGTTACGGAGTTGGAATCAGCAAGGTCATATTCGCCTGTTGTCGCCAAATAGGCGGCCACATCGCTGAATGTATTTCCATAGATGGTGTCAAGTTTTGAAGGGTCAGCTTCAAAAGCACTATAAGCCTTGCTTATCCACCCGGGAACTAAACCAGTAAGTTTGGTATCGCCATATGGTGTAACAATCTTTCGAAGACCGTTAAGTTTTGGACTGTCAATTCGGTTAAACAACCAACTAGCAGCAACTTGACCAGCGGGGCCGACAGAAGGCCAAACAGTCAAACCAGCAGACATTCTTTTAACTGGAGCAGACAACGAAGCACCACCCATAGGGATTGCTGCTCCATAACCAGCAGAACTTGACAATGTTGTTAACGCTGTGATGATTGGACCAGAACCGGGGAATGTAAACATACGCTCACCTGTTTGTGGGTCTTTCCAAATAAACCCACGGCCATCAGCGTCTGGATCAAAGTCTTCTAAACCACGGAAAATTTTCTGTGCATTGGTAACCCGACTTGGGTCTTCCATCAAAATTTTTCCCCACTTCGTTATGACTTCACGCCAGGCATAACCGAACGGTGAAGCAATACGAAATGCATCTTCAAGGTTGCTACGTGATGCCGCATCAAACAAAAGATTTTTCATATCTTCAGCAGCCAAAGTTGCTGAGTAGGTATGAAGTTGCTCGACAGTTCCGTTGCTTGTACCAGCTTTTGCTTTTTTAGCATTTTCAACAAGTTGGTTATAGATTGGCTTTCCACCGACAACGCGGTGCATTGCTGTTTCTTTGCTCTTTACCCAAACATCGTTGTAATGAATTTCTGCCAACTCAGCAATACTGTCCAAGAATTTTTGTGCTTCGCTTGGTGACAACAAGTTGGAGTTTTCTGCTGCGTTCTGATAGTAGGACATACGGAAAGCGGGTGATCGTTCAAGCAAGGTTGTTGCATACGGCACAAGATTGTTGAAGAACCATTGAGGAACAAAATCTAATGCGTAACGAGCCGCATCCCAAGCCTTGGCAGATGGGTCACGGACATCTTCAGGTTTCACCATGCTGGACAAACGAACCTTGTACGGAACTACTGGCCCATCTCCACGGGCAAGACTTGCATCATGCTGCTGTACCAAATCGTCAACAACATTCATCAAGCTGTTACTTCCGGTATCTCCCATGAAAGCTTGGTCAATATCTGTTACCTGAACAATTTTGTATTGACGCGCACCACCAGCAACCGCAGGTGCTTCACGTTCTAAAACCAAAAAATGATTGAACTTTGGATTGTTAAGGTCAATGGTTACATCTTCTGTGAAAACTTCACCAACCTTTGGACGCTTACCACCGGTGTAACTCAGAACATCCGTTTCATCCCACATTTCAGAAGCAGAAACTGGTACATGGCCATACCCAGCCATCACACGCATTTGTTCGTTGCCATTAAGAATCAACTGCTCAACCTGTGGCTTGCCAAGGTTTTCATACCAAGCTTCAACAACTTCACGTGTACTCATTGTTTCCCAATTTGGATATTTAAGAATCAAATATCTTTTTCCATTTTTTGGGTTAGCAACTTTAAATCCATCCTTCGCATAACGAACCAAAGTTCGCTTAATCAAATTCGCTTCTTTTGATCCATTGTCAAGAAACTCAACCATCAAGTCAACTTGGCGTGGTTCAGGAAGATGTTGCAAACGCGCAACCATACGAAGAATCGGATCAGCAAAAACTCGACGCATTGACTCTGTTAACCCACGGCCATAGTTAGAAGAACCAGTATTGACAATTGCAATGTCATTGTTTTTTACAAGACGATTCAAATGGGTTTGAGGGTCACCAACCCATAGATGAGTTGAGCCACGTGTGAACGCTTCATATTCAACAACATCATCCATGTTGAAAGCAACCTCTTCGCCTTCACGAACCCATTTTTGGCCTTTGTTCAAAGATGTCTTTCCTGCCTTATTCATCACAAGAAGAATCCAGTCAAGAGGACGGCCAGTAGAGAAACCAGTAGCAGCAAGACGTAGTTGAGCGTCAAACTGGTTACGCATAATGAAACCAAAAGTTGTTAACGCGTATGGCCTCCAAAGATTGTTTTGCATCCATTCAACAGTCGCA